GGCATTCCCTTGTCTAATTTCATTTTCATTCTCTCCTCGGAACTCGGACCCCTGTCGCAATGAGCGTCTGGTGTTCTCCACATGTTCCACTTCGGACTCTGATTTCTGTTTGGTGACAATTGAATCTGTTCCATCAAGGAACCTGGTGGTACTGTTGACCTGCCTATCTCTTTTCTTTTTTTCATTTTCCTTTCCAATGCTTCGGGACTTCTTTCCTTTATTCCCACTGCTGTTGGTGTTTGCCACAATCCAGATTCTTTCTCTTTGGTGGTTGGCACCGATGCTCGCAGCTGAAATACTAAACGTCCTGACGGAGTAACCTTCACTCTCCAAGTTCTCGAGTACGGTGTCGAGACCAAGTTTAATGTGTCCACTAACATTTTCTCCAATAACCCAAGTTGGCCTGAGCTCTTTGATAAGTCTAAAATACTCTGGCCAGAGATGTCGCGGATCTTTTTCACCTTTTTTTCTACCTGCGACGGAGAAAGGTTGGCAAGGGTATCCTCCTGTAATGATGTCGATGGGAAGAAGTCCATCTGCTTTGAGTTTTTCATAATTTAATTCCTTTATATCTTCATATTGTTTAACACCTGGCCAATGCTTTTGCAGCACCTTTCTTGGAAATTCTTCAATGTCACAAAAAGCCACTGTTTCAAATCCACCTGTAGCTTCAAGTCCAAGACTAAATCCACCAATACCACTAAATAAATCCAAGTGTTTTAATTTCATACAGTAATTCTATCTAACTCACTTAAACGCCAGCGTGGAGGAATTTTCCAAGACAGTAATTTAGCTTTGTAATATCCTTTGTATGCTTTTACAAAATCATCTTGTTTAAATTCATCGGGCATACATAAAGGTGGTGTAGTCATTTGTGTTGAATCACCCGAAAAAACATCTAACTTGTTTATTACTAATTCTGATTTATGTATTTTACCAAATCGTAAAGTATATTCTTTTGCAAGAGCTTTGCCATGCTCAACAGTCCAAACATAATTATGTAAATTATCACCAACCCACAAAGTCATAGGATGGTTAGGGTAAGCTGATTTGTATCCTAAATCTTTCTTGTGTTTTCTTGCAGCTGTAGATAACATTTGTGCTGTTTCCAGAACCATTTTAACAACATGTTTATCACATTGCTTACGAGCAGCTTTAATTGGATTTTTATCTAAAAAAAATATATTCATTTCTTTCTTTCTATACTTGTTAAAACAATTTCTTTTAATAACCGTCTTACCTCTTTATCAGACAATAGTAATTTAATTAAGTATTTTTTAAACAATCTTTTAATCATCAATACCTACAAAAATAATGACAAACACCATCTATTGTTTTTTGAAATAACTCACAGTTTCCTGTTTCTGCCATTTTATAAAATAATTTACTAATTTTCTCTAAATCATGATTACCACGAGCTTTTCTAAGCTCCCTGTCATTAGCAAGATTACCTGAATGATAATGATATAATTTTTTCTTAGGCTGATCAGAAAATATTTTATTTGCCTGGTTATATGTTCTAACACGAACACTATCTTTATATACACTTTCTGAATTATCATGAATATGCATTAAGACCTCCTCTGCACATCTGCTATTTCATCAATTTGATCTTGACGACGATAAGCATCTAGAGCATCATCAATACCATAATCATATCTTCTCATTAAAATAAAAGTTACACGATCATAATTCTTTCGTGTAATTTTTTCTTTATCTGTATTTGGAAAACGTAAAGCAGTCTTTCCTAACTTCTTTTTTAATTTAACTAATCTATTGTAAAGACTTTTTCTCATTCTTATTTCTTGCTCCTTTCTCGTAATCTTTATTTTCAATTTCAAGTTTATGAGCTATCATAAACATTATAATCATCACACCTAAATCCTTAAAATCTTTTTTAGCATCCCAATGTGATATAGAACACATAACCGACCATTTTAAAATTGTATTTAAAAATTTTGTAATTTCTTCTTTCTTCATTATTGCTCCTTTTAATTATTATCCCATAATTATATTATTTATCCTTATTGTCAATAGTTTTATCCTCAATTACTGTTACATCCTCAGCATTAATACTAAATTGTTTCTCAATTTCCTTGAGTTTTTCCTCTACTTCAGCCTTAGATAGCTGATCTATAGATCCTGTGAGTATCTCTTTTCTATCAATATATAATCCTGCTGCCTGGCCCCTGGCTTTCTCAGCAGCGACCGCCGCGTTCCAATTACTAGCAGATTCAGCTCCTCTAGATAAGTCATCAAGTCGTTTAATGTGTCTTGAATAACTTACTTTATATTTTTCCTGCCATTCTTTTCTAAGTCTATCTATCTCTGCAACAACAAGAGGAAACATCTTAGGGCTTTGTAAATTAGAAGCAATTTGATTAGCAGCTTTTTCAGAATACCCTGCTTCAATAGCACAATCAGCCGCAGTCATACGGTCTCCTTTAGTAACTATTAATAAGGCAAATTTAATCTGCTTTGGGGTTAACTTCTTCTGGTTCCCCATTCCCTTTCCGTTCGACATCTTTTAAAATCCATCCTTTGCGTTCATCATATTTAGCTTGTACATCTTCTTTAACACCAAGATATTGTTCTATTCTTTTTATAATATTCTCAACATTTTTATTTTCAACAGAAAATTCCATTACCATTTTCTTTAGTATAGAATGAAATAATGAACGTGGCAAATCAAACTCATTATCAAATCTATTTCTCTCTAAAAAATCCCCATCACTTTTCTTATCTTTGGCTATCAACTCCTGGACTAAGACCATTATTCTCTCAGAGAGATTATTAGACATCTCTTTGATAGCATCTTTCAATTCTCGTTTCTGCATATAGTTGTATATAATATATATTAATATAATATATTTTCTATTATTTTTTGTACGGGGCTTGTAGTAAAAGTGTTAAGTGGTTACTTTAGTTACTTATATAAAACATGAGAAGTAACCGATAAGTAACCGATAAAATGTATATAATTCAGTATGTTAAGACGAAAGTTACCTGAGTTACCTCATTTTAAGAAAAAAATGATAAAAGAAAAAATAAAATAATTTCTATGCAACTATATGTACAAAATTAACTATAAAAAACGACCAAATCCCATTGCCAAGCAGCTCCAGGAGCCGCGGTACAGGAAACAGACCACATCTGACAAGACCAAATACTCCCGTCCCAGGCAAAAAAAGACTTCCCTAGAAGAATGTTATGATATAATAAAGAATTGGTAAAGGAGAATTTATGTCTAAAAAACAATATGAAACTAAGTTAGAAAAAGACAGAGCCAAAAAAGCATGGGTTGACAACGAACTTAAAAAAGGAAAAGCTAAAGGAAATAACGCCAAGCAACAAAAAAAATTAAGAGAGGCTAGAGAAGATACTTGGGAAAGAAGATACTCTGAGGGCAAATACGGAAAAAAATCCACATAAAAACTAGAATATAAAATTGAAGAAAGAAAAGCTACCACAATACGTTGAGATAGGACCGTTCAAAGTCCATTTACGTCTATTAAGCCACGACGCGTCATACGAAATAGCAGAACAACAAGGATCATTTCATTCTAAACCTCCGTTAACAATTAACTTGGATGAGAGCATTATGAACATGCACAATGAGGTATCCCTCAATCTCCTTGTGCATGAGCTCTTTCATCTATGTCATTACCAGTATCACCTGGAAGGAGCGCTAGAAGAAAACCTTGTTAATGCGTATGCGAACTTTACGACAGAAATTTTGATGCGAAGCAATCTTAAAAAGTGGATGATAAGCGTCATGTCATCAAAATAATACTTGATCCCATTTGAAAGAAGGGTGTAAGGTGGAATATTTTTCACACTTAATAAAGGAGACGATATGACTGACTGCAGCTGTGGCACTTGTAATTGCCAAGAGACTATTCAACGACTAGAAAGACAACAATTAGAAAATTTACAAACAATTGCCAATTTAGAGATGCAATTAAGTGACCTACAAAAACCAAAAAAGCATATGTTTCCAGAAAAACCACCATCATTAGACACATTAGAAGAGGAATGTGTAGCCTGTAGTGCATGATTAAAGATATTTGTGCCGTTTTATTTCTTTTATGCTCTCCTTTTATTCAAGGATTTGACTTTGAATACAAAAACCAGAAAGAGTTTGTTCTTGGCATAGCTGAATGTACGGCGGAAATTAATGCCTATTTACCCCCACAACAACGAGTTGTCGTTATTATAAGTGTGGCACAAGCAGCGTTGGAATCAGACTGGGGACGATCACGATTTGCAACAGAAGCTAATAACTTTTACGGTATTATTCAAACAGATAGAAATGAGCCTCATGTTAAATCACTTAAAAGTGAGGTTATCTTAAAAGTATATGGAAGACGATGTGAAAGCACTGCTGACTATGTACGTATATTATCACAAGTATCACGGTTTGCAAAATATAGAGAGCTTCGATTAAAACAAGCAATGGTAAACGAAGTTAATATAGA